GAGAGATAAGCAACTCACATGCAATCTCAACATTTTTATCACCAAGCTTCTCATCCAAGGCTTCTTGGCTAATTTCATCAAATTCTTCATATTCGTATCTAAAGTCTTCTACATAATCCCAACGGATAATTGCATTCTTCCAAAGTAATGAAGACTTAACCCACGTATTTAGTAATGACCAACCACTGTTCTTTTTAAACACACAATAGTTTACAACATCAGATGCTTCTCTTGCAGACTTTAAAGCAGCAGGAGTTTTATCGTAGGGTACAAACTTTGCAATCTTCTCATTGTTTAACATGAGATCAGATATTACAGCAAGGTACGCCTCTATTGTTTCAGTAGTATCTGATGACACAATTCCAGAAACACCTTCAGGTGATAAATGCCCTAATGGTACACCTGCATATTCGTAGGTTGCCATCTTTCTTTCACGCGTTAGGTCAGATGAGTTGAGCCAAGTTCCTGTAGAACCTTTTACTCCACTCTCGATTAGAGCTACTAGCTCATCATCGTCTACCTTCTCAAACTTCTTCTTCGCCATATTCTATCTCCGAGATTAGGCCATACAAACTATCATTGGATATTTGAGGTTATTTTCGATAAGTATCTATTTTATACTTACCAGATTTTTCGTTCTTAGCACTACGGGCTACCCTAGCTTTATAAACTTTTCCGTAGGCTTCTTTGTTACTACCAGTTGGATCTGCTTCATTTGGTTTAGGCTTTACGTATGCTGTACTCATTTTAGTGCCTCTACAGTTTCAATTACTTCTAATTGTTGTAGAGCCGCTGTTAGTTCTTCATCTGTTAAATCTTTAACTTCAACAGTTGTTTGAACCACATCTCTACGAGTGAGTTTAGGTGCTTCATATTCAGCCACAAGAGAGGCTAAACGTCCAGCTTCTGCATCATCACCTGACTGCATGGCCTTAACCATGAGTAGCTTTAACACATCTAAACCTTTAGGGGCTTGTCCAGATACTTCGTATCCGATAGAATCTAGGGCCTTAACGAAGAGACCTAACTCTTTGATCTCTGCTCTGCGTTTAGCTTTAGTAGCTTGACTCTTTTCCCTTGCTTCTATAGATGATGCTCTATCTCGAAACAATACTAAGTTCTCACCTCCGGGGTGGGCCATAGCTCTTTTTTGCCCATCGGTGAGATTCTCAGCATGTTCCTCTGGGGTAACAGGTACGTACTTAGGATACGAATTGGTCCCCGGAACTTTTAAATCTTCTTTATCAATCTTTTTTGGCTTCTTAGGTTTATCGCTCATCTTCTTCTCTCAGGCTCTATAGCCAATGTGAATCATTATTGTACATAGTGCCTTTTTGTTTCCAAGACACTCTGTTACCAGCTAGTTTATCAGCATGAGTTCTTAACACTTCTAAGCCTATTGCTACTGCAATAACTGTGTCATCATGACAACCGGGTAACGCACCTGTGGAACCATTCTCATTAGACACATAAGATTTAAGTTCTGATATCATGTGTTTACTGGGTAACCCTATGTCTTCATCTTCAATAGCTCTCTTCAAATAACCTATAATCATAGGTTTAGAAGCACTAGTAGTTCTGAATCCAGGTCTATCACCTTCAGTATTATCCATATTAGCAGCTTTAGTCTGATAATATAAATTCACATAATTCATTTGTTTTAATCTGTTTAGGGTGGCAATACCCATAGAGTTAGACTCTACAGCTAGCAGGGCATTATTGAAATACCTGCCTAGGTAGAATAACACATCTCCGAATAACGATGGATCAACTCTATTGTTCCTATACATAGCTATAACTTGACGATCTGTGTCCATCACAGTAGCTGTTGAATAGTCTTGGCCTACCCCTAGGGATACATCTGCCGACACAATATAGTTGGACTCCCAATCGGGGTACTGCCACAACTCTAAACTACCTTCTCTGCCTTCATCAAATGCACCCGCTTGTAAGTTAAATACTCGGGTGGATATAGGCGTAGATGGTAACAATTTATTAACAACTTCAGGATCAAATACAGATGATCCAGATACTAAAAAGGCTTCTTCAGGATTAGCAGGATACTCTTGCTTAAACTTTAAAGCACCCCCTTCTGCAATCTTAAGACGTCTCCAATACATTTGATCATTATTTAATTCATAATCATCTTTATACTTTTCTTCATCTAGATCTAATTCAAAAGCAGTAGGAGCTTCTCTTGTATATTCTGGGGTTAAGAACCAAGGAATAAATACAGGTATGTACTCATTCTCTCCAGCCATAGCTCCTCTAAATAATCTATGGAACTCACCTGTAGCACCATTAGCAGTAGATTCTACAATAACTTCAGTACCATCTGCTTGACTTATCCCTTGGAATAGTCCAGCTAGTATTTTCTCATCATGAGTCCAAAAGGCTACTTCTGACAAATGAGCAATAGTAGGTGTTGTACCTCTTCCTGCTTCAGGTGATCCAGCAGTATATAATCGATACCCTGAACTATTGTGTTCAAACTGTATTTCTCTACTGTTACCTTTAGATAAAGCAATCTTAACATCCATATTTTGAATGATATTCTTACCCATAGTAAATAGAGCTTCAGAAGTTGGCCCATCATGAGCCATTACTACAGACCTAGTATGTGGCATGTAATATGTCTTCCAAAACACTCTAGCTGCACAATAGGTACTAATGCCCTGTTGTCTAGCTTTTAAAATAATAGCCCTAACTTTACCAGTAGACTTAAGTTGCTCTTCTAATTTATTATTAATTAATTGTTGAGCAGCATTAAGTTTAAAGGACACAAACCCTAGGGCACTATCTTTAGTAATAATTTTAACTTCAGCTTCAGCAAACTTAGCAAAATCACTCTTAAACATCTCTTGCTTTTGTCTTCTTAACTGTTCTTTCTTTAAGTTTAACTTCTCTAAGTTAGAGATAGTAACTACTTCATTAGCCATCTTAGCCTCTTCATCTGATCAATATTCTTTAAGGGGGCTATGAAAAGTAGGACTATAACGCCAAGGAGGGGAAGTGATCAAACGTTATAGTCCTTTAAGGGTGCTATAAAATCGACATACCCACGTCGAAAAAATTAAAAAATAATTTAGGTATTCCTACATTAGCTGTGGGTAATTGGGGGCGCCCCTCTGTCGGGGGGTGATATATGGGGAGAATGTTAGTAAGGGATTGGGATTTTTTAAAAGTTTTTAGGGGGCTTCTTGTCTTATGCGCCTTAGTATGGGTGTTGTGGTTTGGGTACCTGAACTAGCTTCGGGCACCCCCCACCCCAACCCTCTGTCTCGGGGCCTGAGACGCAATCGGCATCACAAGGTGTCGCAACCAAGGAGGAGTCTATGACTTCATTCAACACGGTTGCAGGTAACGTTAGCCTGCGCAACAGCGGTCCAGTTAAGTTAACTGGTTATGCCTTCAACAAGGCTACTCGTACCATTGAAGCCTCGTGCTCTGATGGTTACGTTAGGCTCTGTCGAATAGATAACTGTGAGTCCTTGGAGTATGCGAGGAACTTGTGGTCCGCAATCAAGCTTTGTTTGGTGCTTGACAAGACTCTTGTGTTCCAAGCGGCTGGGAATAACAACCCTAACCGCTGGTTCTGCATGATAGAGCCTGTCATGTCTGAAGAAGAGATACATGGCGACATGTCTCTTGAAGCTTGGATGAGTTAGTGCTCATATAAATACTCTTCTCTGAGGAGTATTCAGTATGTACATTGGTTCTTGTACAGTACCCATCCCGCAGGCAGGGGATGGTTCGAGGAGACGTCCTCGGCTTCATGCCCCTAAGCTCCCTTGGGGTGTGTCGGAATCGAATAGGGAGTCCCACTGAGGGTCTGCAGGCCCTCAACAACCCTTCACTACCCTATGGTCCCCAGAGGTAGTGTCGTAGAAGTACAGTGGGGGATGGTCCGGAGAGCTACACCTCCGGTCTCGCTCTTTTAAGCTTCCCCGGAGAGCGAGGAACGGATTGGGGAAGCCCCTTAGCACCCACCTCCCAATCCCGGGGGGTGGTAACTTGTTGGAGTAATTATATAAGGCCCTAAGGGGTCTTACAGTAATTGCTTTAAGGGTATGTCACACCCTAATAACGTGGCGAAGGAGAGGGTATGGATGCAATAAGGTTTTGCTTGATACTTGGTTGTGCTATCACAGCTATATCTATTACAGGTATATTTGTGGTTAAAGGCACAGTTGAGTTTCAAGAAACCCTTGCTCGATATGAGGCTTCACAGCCTTGTATTGATCATTGGGTGTCTCAAGGTGTTCCTCGTGCGGATATATATCGCAAGGGAAACACCTGTGAGATAAGCAGAGGTAGCTACGGCTACTAGTGCCTATATAAAAGGCTCCTAGCAGAGTCTTTCAGTATAAGCATTAAGGGTATGTCACACCCTAATAACGTGACGAGGTATCCTTATGGATATAGCAGTAACCATAGCCCAGCTTTCAGCAGGGCTGATGTACAACAAAAGTTCAGGTTATTATTCTGAACTTTCGTACCATGCTGTCAAGCAGCCATGGGATGTAACAATGCCTTTCGGCTATGTTACATTCTTTGGATTGCCTTGGAAGCATAAGGTATATTTGTTGATGCTTCGCCTTGCATATCAAATTGGTATGCATGACTAAGTGCCTTTACCCAAAGGATCTCTTAGAATGTTTGACCTGTACCTAGGTTAAATCTCTTAGAGATTCTTTCAGCAAAGGCCTTTCGTAAGGAGAGGTTTGGTCGTTAAGGCCGTAGTACTAGCAGCACACTAGATTCCCGTGCAAAGGAAGTGAGTATGAACAAGCAAGGGCAGGATATACGGCAAAAATCACAAATTATATAATTTTGACAATAA